TCTCATGGTCACCGGCGCGACGCGAACGGTGTAAGGAGGTACAGCCGTGGCCATCAAGCTCGGCATGGAAGCCACACTCAACTACCAGGTCGGCGGCCAAGGAGGCGGCGGCGGGTGGCTTGAGCTGACCAACACGAAGGACGTGACTCTCTCGCTCGAAGCGGGCGAGGCGGACGTCACCACGCGCGGCAACGACGGCTGGCGCGCAATCGTCGCCACGCTCAAGGAAGCGAGTGTCGACTTCGAGATGGTCTGGGACACCGGCGATGCCGGGTTCGACGCCATCAAGGACGCCTACCTCGGCAACGACATCATCGGCTTCCAGATCCTGGACGGCGACAGCGGCGAGGGCCTCCAGGCAGACTTCATGATCACGTCGTTCTCGCGCAGCGAAGCGCTCGAGGAAGCGATCATGGTGTCGGTCACTGCGAAGGTCACGTACTCGACCACGCCGCCGAGCTGGATCGGAGGCAGCTGATCGTGAAGACCTTCACCGACAACGCCGAGCGTTCGTGGGATGTCGCGATCAACGTCGCCGCCGTCAAACGCGTGCGCGACCTCACGGGCGTCGACCTGTTGGAGATCGTGGACGGAACGCTGATCGAGAAGCTCATTCGCGACCCGATCCTGCTCTGCGACATCGTCTACGCCGTCTGCAAGCCGCAGGCCGACGAGCGCGATCCGGTCGTGTCCGACGAAGAGTTCGGGCGCGCCATGGCAGGCGACGCGATCGAGCACGCGACGACCGCGCTGCTGGAGGACCTCGTGTCTTTCTGCCCGAGCCCGAGGGATCGCAAGAACCTCGGGCAGGTACTGGCGGCGACGAACCGGGTGATGGATCGAGCCCGCGATCTGGTGGAGCAGAAGCTCAGCAGCGGCGAGCTCGAACGGATGGCCGACGAGGCACTCGCGCAGCCGGACGTGCCACATCCGGTGGGTGCTGGCAGCTCATCTGGCACTCAGCCGGCATCCTCGGAGTCGATCCGGGCCCCCTGACGCTGCGTGAGCTGCTCGTCATGGCCGAGGGGCGGCAGCGGGTGGATTGGTCGCGGACTTCATCGCTCATGGCGCTGATCGCCAACACACAGCGTGATCCGAAGAAGACCCGCGCGTTCCGTCCGTCTGACTTCGACCCGTTCATTCAGCCCCGGCCAATCCCGAAGGCGGGCGTCGGCGTTCTCAAGACCGTGTTCATCGACAAGACCATTCCCAAGGAGGCACTCGAGCAATGAAGTCATGGAAGACTACCGCGGCAGGGATCGCCGCCATCGTCGCCGCCGTCGCACTGGCGATCTCGCACCAGTTCGACACTGACCCGGCCACAGTCGCCGACTGGAGCGCCGTCATCACGGCGCTGACTGCCGGCGTCGGCCTGGTGCTTGCCCGCGACAACGACCGGACGAGCGAGCAGGCGGGAGCACGGTGAAGTGCGCATCGTCGGACAGATCGTCGCGACACTCGCCATCGCGCTCTTCCGCTGGCTCGAAGCCCGCCATGCCAAGGCGAAGAACGCTCAGGTGGCCGAGCGCCATGCTGATGCTCTTCGTCGCATTGGCGATCGGGTGCGCGCCTGGGAGAACAGTGCTGGTGACGGACGACTCGCCCGTGCGGATCGGACCGGAGACGACGGGTCGGATCTACCGCCTGATCGACGGTGACTGGGTGCTGTCAGACGACCGCGTCCAGTTGCCCGAGGGTGGGTACGCGGTGCCGCCTCGGTTCGTGCATCCCGGTGACCTTGAAGGTGAGAGCACGCCGTGATCGACATGCGGATCAAGAGCATGTTCTTCGATCGGCCGAAGGTCCAGCGCGCGGTCGATCGTTCCAAGCGTCGGTCGCTCTCCCGGGCGGGCGCCTTCATCCGCCAGCGTGCCCGTACCTCGATCCGCAAGCGGAAGCGACAGAGTCGGCCCGGCCAACCGCCGTCGAGTCACACTGGCCTGCTTCGGCGCTTCATTCTGTTCGGCTATGACCGGCGCAGCGACTCGGTGGTCGTCGGTCCCGTTGGATTCCGTCGTTCGCGATCGCCGCACGTGCTCGAGTTCGGCGGCCGCACGACAGTCGAATCACGCCGCCGCGGTGGACGTCGCCAGAAGCGGACCGTCCGAATCGCGGCCCGGCCCTATATGCGACCTGCACTCGAGAAAGAACGATCACAGCTCCCGGCTGTGTGGCGCAACAGCGTGCGCGGAGGATGACCCTTGCCCAACACCAGCGGCATACGAGCCGGACGCGCCTTCGTGGAGCTTGGCGTCAGCGATCGACTGACGGCCGGACTCCGCAAGGCCCAGCGACGCCTTCAGGCGTTCGGCGATCGTGTGCGCGCTGTCGGTGCTCGCCTCACGGCAATCAGTGCTGGCATCGGTGCTGGCTTCGTCATCTCGACGCGTATCTTCGCTGGCTTCGACGATCGCATGCGCGTTGTCCGCGCCGTGACGGGCGCGACTGAACAGCAGTTCGAGTCGCTCCGTGAAGAAGCAAAGCGGCTCGGGCGCACGACATCGTTCACCGCGGGCCAGGTTGCGGACGCCATGACCGAACTCGGCCGGGCCGGCTTTGATCCGCAGGCGATTCTCGACAGCACCGAAGCTGTGCTTGCCCTGGCCCGTGCGACGAACACCGAGTTGCCGCGAGCGACTGAAATTGCCGGCGCCGCGCTACGCGGCTTCAACATCCCCGCGACCGAGATGGGCCGCGTTTCGGATGTACTCGCCGCCACTGCGAACAAGAGCGCCCAGACACTGGAAGACCTCTTCGAGGCGTTCAAGCCCGTCGCGCCGCTCGCCGTTGAGACCGGGGAGTCCATCGAAGACGTGGCCGCCGCCATCGGCATCCTCGCCAACAACGGCATCAAGGGCAGCCTCGCGGGCAACGCGCTGGCGCGTGCGTACAAGAACCTGTCCAACGAAGCCCGGCAATCCGAGCTGCGCCGGATCGGCGTTGAGGCCGTGGATGCCTCGGGCAACCTCCGTCCGCTGGCAGACATCCTCAATGATCTCGCCAAGGCGACGCAGGGGCTGGGGTCAGCCGAGCGACTGGCGATCTTCGAGACGCTCTTCGGGCGTGGTCAGGCCGCTGCACTCAAGCTCGCGGGCTCCGCCCAGGCGTTTGAGGTGCTTCGTGACGAGATCCGCCGTTCGGCCGGTATCGCGGTGCAGACCGCCGACCAGATGGACGCCGGGATTGGCGGCGCCTTCCGACGCCTGCTTTCGGCAGCCGAGGGAATTGCCATCGCGATCGGCGAGGCGATCGAACAACCGGTGCGGCGCGCCGCAGACGCGCTCTCGAAGATCGCCGGCTGGATCACCATGGTCGTCAATCGCAATCGCGAGTTGATCGCCACGATCGCCAAGGTCACGGCGATCGTCTTCGGTGTTGGCCTTGCACTCGTCGTCGCCGGCGCCGCGATCGTTGGGCTTGGCGCGGTCTTTGGCTCACTCGCGACCATCGTCGCCGGCGTCGGCGCTGCAATCGGTGTCATCGGGTCCGTTCTCGGCGCGCTCCTCTCACCCATCGGTCTCGTCGTCGCCGCTGTCGTCGGGCTCGGAGGCGCCCTGCTGGTCTCGACGGGCGTCGCTGGTGATGCCCTCGACTGGCTCGGGGAACAGTTTGGTCGTCTGCGGGATCGAGCGACGAAGGTCGTTCAGGGCATCGCGGACGCGCTTGCCGCTGGCGACGTCGCGCTCGCGGCCGAGATCCTCTGGCTCTCCCTGAAGCTCGTCTGGCAGAAGGGAGTCGCGGCGCTGAACGCAGTCTGGCTGACAGCTCGAAACTTCTTCATCACGACGGCTCAGAAGATGTGGTTCGGGGCGCTTGCCGCCGCCCAGATTGTCTGGCACGCGCTGGAAGTTGCCTGGATCGAGACGACGTCATTCATGTCCAAGACCTGGACACGGTTTACGACTGGCTTCAAGAAGATCTGGGAGTCGGCCACCTCCTTCGTCGCCAAGCGGATGCTGGAGCTCCAAGGGCTCTTCGACTCGTCTCTGGATGTCGATGCCGCCAAGAAGCTCGTCGATGATCAGCTCGAGTCACGGCTTTCGGAACTCGACGCCGAAGGCCAGCGTCAGCTTGATGAGCGCGAGCAGCGCCGCCAGCGCCAGCGCGATCAGTCCGCCGAACTGAACGAAGGAACGCTTGCCGAGATTGGCCGTCAGTTCGAAGAAGCCCAGCGCAATCTCCAGAACGCCACCGACGAGAACCTGCAGGAGACGCAGCGCCAGCTCGATGAGGCCCGCGCGAAGCTGGATGAAGCACTTGAGCGGGCGCGTCAACAGCGAACGGACGGCGAAGACGAGCCGGGGAGCCCGCGCCGCACGCCGCAGGATCTGCTGGACGACTTTCAGGAGCGGATCGCGGGACTCGGTCAGACCATCGCTCGAGGCGTGACGGTCCGCGGCACGTTCAACGCCAGCGCCGCCCAGGGGCTCCTCGGCTCAGCAGATGCGCAGGAGCGCACCGCTGATGCCTCGGAGCAGACCGCGCGCAACACCAAGCGGCTCGTGGATGCCGCCCGGACCGGAGGGCTCACGTTCGCGTAGTCACCACCAATGCCCGTCGTCATCGAGGAAAAGTTCGACAGCCGCCTCTCCGTCGCCGGTGACAATCCGAGCGTGGAGCTGCGGTACATCGTCTTCGGGACGAGCGATGACCTGGTGGCCAAGAGCGAACTTGCGTCGGCGTCGCCATCCGCGTACGACGACCTCCCGCGCCAGTCGATCCAGATCGAGCCGCTGGCCAACGACATCTGGGAGGGATCGGTCCGCTACGGGCTGACCGAATCGAACGACCCACCGATGACCGGCGAGTCGTCCTTCGCATTCGATACTGGCGGCGGCACGCAGCACATCACGCAGAGCCGGAGCACCAGTAATGGCTACGCGCCGCCTGGCGAGACGGCGCCGGACTTCCAAGGCGCGATTGGCGTCACAGACAACGGCGTCGAGGGCGTGGACGTCACCGTGCCGGTCTACCACTTCTCCGAGACGCACTACCTCGACGATGCGGTCGTGACGCCCGCGTACAAGGGCACGCTGTTCGCACTGACGGGCCAGGTCAACAGCGGATCGTTCAAGGGCCTCGCCGCCGGCGAGTGCCTGTTCCTCGGGGCTGCCGGATCGAAGCGCGGCCTCGGCGACTGGGAGATCACGTTCCGCTTCGCGGGCAGCCCGAACGTTACGGGGCTCGCGGTCGGCCCGATCAGCGGCATCAGCAAGAAGGGATGGGAGTACCTTTGGGTCCGCTACGCCGAAGTCGAGGATGAGAGCGCGCAGGTGCTCGTCAAGCGCCCTGTCGCGGCGTACGTCGAGCAGGTCTACGCATCCGGCAACTTCGCAGCACTGGGGATCGGCACATGACCGGCGACCTCCGAAAGGTCCGAACCGGCGATCCACTCCGCATCCCGGCGCGTGCGTACAACGCGTTCGTGGACGCCGCCCACGTCGCCCGGCGCATCGACTCTGACACGAGCGCGGGCCCCGCGCTGCGCGGACCCAACGAGCACATGGTGCTCGTGCGCAATGAGTCCGGTGTCGACCTTCCGCGATTCGGGATCCTTGGCATCGACCGACCAATCATCGAGCCGGGCGAGGAAGGCAACCCTGACGAGTTCAAGCGCCGGGCGGCAGTCATCGGGGCGGCGATCACGACCAGCGACGAGTATCTCGGTCGCTTCGTCGTCGCGCGCGAGCCAATCGCAGCCGGCAAGATCGGATGGTCAGTGATCCGCGGCGTCACGCCCGCAGTCCTGAACGTGATCGACGAGGAGCACTCGCATGCGGACACGTTCCCCGACGAGCAGTCGCTGCGCACCGGCTTCACCGGAGCCGCCCGAATCCTCTGGAAGGAGCCCGGCTCAGGCGAGCTCCTCGGCCTCATCGAGATGGGACCGGCAGACCGGGACCGGTTCGCCGCCAAGCTCGGGACGGCGTCACTGATTGACGGCCGGACCTTTGGATGGCTCTACGAGTGGGAGGAGGTTCGGCTGGACGCCGATCCGTTCAGTTCGACGTTCGGGCAGTACGTGCGCCCGGGCGGATCGGCCGCAGAGGGCTGGCTCGCCTCTGGTGGCAGTCCGACCAAGCTCGCCTTCAACCGGTACGAAGCGCACCTCTCGATCATCCATGCTCAGGCGGGAGGCACCGAGGGCTTCGCCAACGGCGCCGCGTGTCTGATCCCCGGCGCGCTGGAGAACTGCCCACCGCGACGAGCGGCCGTTCCGATGCTCCATCCGATTCCCGAGGACGTCGTCGTCGAGCTGCGGGCCGAACGCACGTTCCAGGCCGAAACGCGATTCGTCTTCGAGGCCCTGAACCCGATCGTGCTTTGTGACATGGACGTACCGGAGTGGTGGTATGGCTGACCCCCGGACACCAGTACCCACGATCGCCGGCCGGCGCGAGGCGGAGCGCGCGAAGTACGTCAGGCTCGGCACCGAGCGCGAGGGCTACGGCGCGACCAATCATGGCCGCCATGCCTACGCCACAGTGATCGAATGGCAGCCGCGGTTCGTCGTTGATCTTGGCTGCGGTGACAACGCCTTCATCCGGCAACTACGCCGCCGCGGAATCGACGGCCTCGGGATCGACTTCGCCAACGAGGCGGCCGACATCACCGCGGCGATGCACTGCGTACCGCTCGCCGGCGGCATCGCGGACGTCGTCACATCGTTTGATGCGCTCGAGCATCTGCTACCCGTGGACGTTGATCCGGCGCTCGCCGAGATGCAGCGCATTGGTCGCCCGGGCGGCCACTTCATCTTCTCGATCTCCACCCGGCCAAGCCGGATCACGGTAGATGGTGAGAACCTGCACCCGACCGTTCGTCCACAGGACTGGTGGATCGATCGGATCTCGCGCGTCGGCCGTGTGGAGTCGGCAAGGACGCGAGGACGCTACATCACAGGGACGTGGCATGCGTGATCATGACGGAGACATCGCGGCGCTGCAGGCAGGCCTGCATCTCAAACGACCAGCCAAGAGCGGCGTGCGCCTCTACACCACCGACTTCGACAGCGTATCGCTGTCCGACTTCTATCGCGGCCGCCAGGCGTTCCTCGTCCTGTCCGGCCCGTCACTGGCGGATCACGATCTGTCGCAGCTCGACAGGCGCGGCATCGTGACGATGGGCGTCAACAACTCCTGGTCGGTCCACCGCCCGAACCTCTGGACATGCGTCGACTCCCCCGGCCGGTTCATCGACACCGGCTGGAAGGATCCGGGCATCCTCAAGTTCGTGCCGATGTCGGCGTGGAACGGTCGGCTTCGCATCCAGAAACCGAACGGCACGATGAAGCCGAGCGCGTTCCGCGTGAAGCAGATGCCCTCCGTCCTGCTGTACCGGCGCGGCGAGCACTTCGACCACCGTAAGTTCCTCGACGAGGACACCGTCTGCTGGGGCAACCCGGGCGCGAGGAAGGACTCGCTGGGCATCAAAGGCAAGCGGTCGGTGATGCTCGCGGCGCTGCGGCTCTTGCACTACCTCGGGTTCCGCACGGTGTACCTCGTCGGCGCCGATTTCAAGATGGCCGACGATCGCAAATACGCCTTCGACGAATCGCGAACGAACGCCGCCATTCGACACAACAACGTCCTCTACGACGCGCTGAACCAACGCTTCGTGGCGATGCGGGACTACTTCAAGCGCTCGAAGTTCACCGTTCTGAACTGCACCCCAGACAGCGGGCTGACGGCGTTCGAGCATCTGCCGTTCGAGGACGCGGTCCGGAAGGCATCGGCCGAGTGCGGCAAGTCGGTCAATACGAAGGGCTGGTACTCATGACCACCGAAGGACCGAAGTACTTTCTATATATACCGGTGTGGGCGACCACACAGCAGCCACCCGGCAGTGGCTCGTCGAGCCTCAGCAGCAGCGAGAGCCCGAGTTCGTCCAGCGAGACAGATACACCGGCGACGCCAAGCTCAACGGAGACGGCATCCAGCTCCTCGGAGAGCAGCACCGAGACGGCAACGCCGTCGAGCAGCCCATCAAGTTCATCGATGAGCAGCACCGAAGGTTCGCCTTCCTCCAGCGGAGGCGGTGGTAGTTCATCGGGAGGCGGCGGTTCGTCCAGCGGTGGTGGCGGATCGTCAAGCGGCGGCGGTGGCACGTCTGGAGGAGGTACGTCGGGTAGTGGCAGCAGCTCGAGCGGAAGCAGTTCGTCGAGCAGCAGCAGCTCGACCGAGTCGATGTCCCCATCGGGCAGCGGATCGTCGTCGAGCGGCGGGAGCGGCTCGGGGAGCGGTAGCTCCGAATCAAGCAACTGTTTGCTCTGTGGCACCCTGGTCACGATGGCCGACGGCCGGCGCGTTCCGATCGAGTCACTCGCCCCCGGCGATACGGTTCGATCCGTCGCGCTGCCTGGACTCAAAGCCGATGTTCCAGTCCGCGTGCAGTACGAGTGGCTCTCGACGTGGGGACTGGAAGGTGCCACGGTGCGCGAGGGGCGCGTCGCCGAGGTGCGCACCGGCGAGCACGACGGCTTCTATCTGATCAACCGGCGCATCAAAGCGACGTTCGAGCACCCGTTCCTCGTGCGTCGCGATGAGGAGTGGGGGTTCTGCTCCGCGGAGATGCTCAAGGTCGGTGACTTCATGATCACGCTCGTGGATGGACAGTTGGACGAGGAGCGCGTTGACTCACTTGAGCAGATCGCAGGCATCGTTCGCACAGTGGCAATCCATGTGCCCGGCACGAACACGTACCTCGCAGACGGCGTCTGGACGCACAACGACGCGAAGTCGTCTGAGGGGGCGTCTGGCCTCGCGCCGTCCGCGCAGTCAAGCGGCCCCGGCTTCTCGAACTCGGGCGGGAGTCAGAGCACAGGCCTGACAATCCTGACGAGTTCGAGTTCTGGTTCGAGTTCGAGCAGCGAGAGCAAGTCGAGTGGGTCGAGCTTCTCGTCGAGTTCAGGATCGGTCGTCATTAGCAACACCGGCGGGAGTACGGTCGAGTAGATCGGTGCGGCTTCGCTGCCGTTTCGCACCGCTGTCACCTGTGGCTGATCAAGCCGGCATGCTCGTCGCGGCAGGCTCCTGGCGGTTCGAACTCGACGGTCGCGTGCGAGATAGAGTGCCGCTCGCGGAGCGCGGCGCCGATGCGCTCGCGCAGCGCGCGTAGCTCGTGGATCTCCGCCAGCTCTGTCGTGACGTGGCACTCCAACGCCGCGTCGTGCTCTGACAGACTGCGCACGTGCAGATGGTGCACCGCGACGACCTCATCGATCGCACTGATCGACGCGGCGATGTCGTGAACGCTGATGCCCGCGGGCACGCCGTCCATCAGGACCTGAACGGACTCTTTGAGAAGCCCCACACTCTGCCAGAGGACATATGCAGCAATCAGCAGGGTGGCGATCGTGTCAGCTAGTGCAAGATCGAAGAGCAGAATCAGTGACCCTGCAATCATCACGCCTACGGATCCAAGAGCATCCGCGACGTTGTGCACGAACGCAGCCCGGATGTTCATGCTACCGCGCGACATCGACCAGGTGAGGATCGCCGTCACCGTGTCGATCACGAGGGCGACCGCCGCAACGATCACGACAATCCAGCCGTCGATCGGCTCCGGGCTGAAGAGCCGGACGATGGCTTCGTAGATCAGATACAGACCAACGACGACGAGCACCGTCGTGTTGATCAACGTTCCGACGATCTCGGCTCGCTTGTAGCCATAGGTCCTCTGTTCGTCCGCCGGTCGCCGGCCGATACGGCGTGCTGCCAGTGCCAAGAGGATCGAGCCCGCGTCGCTCAGATTGTGCAGCGCGTCGGCTACCAACGAGAGGCTGCCTGACGCAAGGCCCGCGATGACCTGCACGACTGTAAGCAGCACATTGACACCCACAGCCAGGGCGAGCCGCCGGTCACCATGTGTTTGATTACCGCCGGCTGATTGGTGCATTGCGGTCACCTCCTTCAGCGCGAGGGTGCGCTTGTCTGCGGCGCAGACGTCCAGCAGACCTCTGCCGCACCTTGCGCCTTCGCGACCACCACATGCTCACGAAGATCCCTGCGAGGATGATCGTCGCGGCGCCGACGAGCAAGACCCTGATGTCGATATGGGCATAACCTCGGACACGGAATGACCAGACAATATGCGCGGTGATGCCACCGGCGATGACGAGTGCCGCGACGGAAGTCCACAACGCTTCCTTGGCGAGGGACTCCTGCACCGCCGGTTTCTGCGGTTGTCTGACTCGCTTCTTCCGACGGCGTGCCTTGGATCGGCGCTGCGACATTTGTTGCTGTTGGCGACCTCGGGTCAGGGGAGCGCCACCGAGCGTGCTGTCCGATTGCCGGACGCAGACTCCACCTCGATCCAAAGAGCCGCGTTCGCTGGAATCTGTGCCGGCACTTCGGCGTGACCATGGAAGTGATTGTCATGGCCATCGGCCTTGCTCTTCAGCGAGCCTGAGCCAGACTCGATGCCGATCCAGAGACGGACCGCTGCGGGCTTGGGGCCTCCAGTCTGGACGAGGTCGATGTGGGTCTCAGCATTCGGTTCGATCTCGCCTGAGATCGAGACCTTGAACTCCGCGCCATCGATCGTGACGGAACCGAGCTCGTGTGCGTCGCCATGGTCGTGGTCGTCGTGGTCGTCGTGGTCGCCATGGTCGTGATCATCGTGG